TATTATATAATCCCTTCGGGGTATGTGCACAGCGTGGGCCACAAGGGAGACTAAGTGGCCCTCGTAGACAGGATAACTATGCAAGAATATATAAAGATATTTAATGGCTATAGACATGCGTATGGAATCGCAGATTGGACCAACGCAATTGTCGACCCAGAAAGCGGAAAGCAAAAACCTAATTACAGATGGACTTACGAAGAATTTACAGACACAATTTATCAAGAACATTTAGATGGTAAAATATCTGTTGGCATACAACCAACTAATGAGAGTGGTGATGCTAGGTTTGGAGTAATAGATATAGATCCTAAAAAATACGAAAACTTTGACAAAAAATTTTATTTAGAAACAATCCAACAATACAAACTACCACTTATACCTATTGAATCTAAAAGCGGTGGACTACATTTATATTTATTTATGAACGAGTTTGTACAATCAACAATTATTGTATCATTCTTAAGTAATTTACTACCTTTGTTTAATCTTAAACCAGATACAGAAATATTTCCAAAGCAGACACAATTGACTAAGGATCCGGAAACAGGGATCATAAAACCAGGACAGTTTATAAATTTACCATACTATGGTGGACAACGTAGAGCTATTAACATTGATGGTACATTTTTTACATTAGAACAATTTATAAAAGTAGTAGATGCAAACATAACTACGACCGATGATTTAAAATCTTTAACAGAAGAAATGGAAAAACAATCTATGGAAGGTGTAGATGAAGATTTTTTAGAAGGACCACCTTGTCTTGCTTTGATATCTAAAATATCTAATCAAACAGGTTTTGATGGCAAGGATAGATTTATGTACAACTACCATGTCTTTGTTAAAATGAAATACCCAGATACATGGGAACAGAAAGTAAAAAATGCACCAGTAAAATATTTTGCAAGAGAACATGCAAACGCATGGGATGATAACAAATTAAAACAAAAAACAAGATCATGGAACAGATCAGAGAAAGGTTATACCTGTAATCAGAGTCCGCTTAGTGATTTTTGTAAGAAAGGTATTTGTGTAAAAAAGAAGTTTGGAATACTAGCAGGATCTAAAGGACAATACCCTGTATTAACAAACTTAAGAAAGATAGATATAGAACCAGACCCAGAATATGAATTTGATGTAACTAAACCAGATGGTATTGGTAAAGCAACAGTACACTGTAAAACAATTGAACATGTAACAGATCAACGTAAACGTAGGAACTCGATAGCAAAAGCTGCAGGATTTCCACCACCAATTATAAAAGCACCAGAAGATCAAACAGTATTAGAAGCATTGTTCCAAACACAAAAAGTAATTAACCCTCCTGTAGGTACATCACCAAAAGAAAAATTACATGATGTATTACATGCAAAAATAAATGGACCTAAAGCTATGAATGATGCAGCATTTAAATCTGGCACAGTATTAATAGAAGACGGTTATGCATATTTTAAATTTGATAAATTTTACGACAAACTTAGATCTAAAAACTGGAAACATGGGGAAGATAAGACAGGTGTAATGATGAAAACTAATTACAAAAAATGTGACATACAATTTTTAGAACAGAAACGATATCCAACAAAAGAAAAAGGTAAATATAATACACCTACAAAAAATATTGTAATGATTAGTATAGAAGAGTTTGAGGATATAGAAATAAACCATACTAAAATAAAACATAACACGGAGATAATGTAGTGAAACATTTTATAAGAATACATCAAGGAATAGAGCATAAAGTTTTAGGGTCTGAAGACGATAGAAAAATTTGTGATGGATGTAGAATAGAATTCAATCAAAAAAATTTTCAAATAGCCAGTCCTAAAATAGATGCTGAAACTCAAATAGTTTATAAACGATTAAAAAATAAATGTAAGAATTGTGAAAACCCTTTACGCAATGTAAGAAACAATTTAGAAAAACATCCAAGCACTCCACCAAAAACAAATTACTGCGAACATTGTGGTAAAGGTAATACTAAAATTGTATTACATCATAACCATGCAACAGGTAAGTTTGTAAGATGGGCATGTGTAAATTGTAATAGTAGATTTGTGCATAATACATTAGAAGAACATATAAAAGATGCAGAAAGATGGTATCAAGAATGATTAGAAAAATATTAGGTCCTCCAGGTACAGGTAAGACAACTAGACTTATTAAGTATGTAAAAACATTTGTTAAACTAGGTACACCTATTGATAAGATAGGATATTTTGCATTTACAACTAAAGCTGCAAACGAGGCAGTAGATAGAATGTTGGATGCATATCCAAAATTGCAGAAAAAAAATTTAAAACACTTTAGAACACTACACTCATTAGCTTTTAATCAACTAGGTATAAAGAAAGCACAAGTAATGCAGGACGAACATTACGAAGATATAGGTAGGAAACTAGGTATAGAAGTTACAGTTTATTCTAATGGAGAAGAAAAGACAGGATTTGTAGATTCTGATAGCGAATACTTTAACATTATTAATGCAGCAAGAATCAAGAATGTATCTATTGAAGAAGAATATAATACAGACATGTATTCAGAAGACATAGACAAACATCAATTACAAATTTTAAAGGATGAAGTAGATAATTATAAACAGGCGTATGGTCTGGTAGATTTTACAGACATGATTGAAAGATTTAATGTGGCAGAATTGTGTCCAAAATATGATGTAATATTCATTGATGAGGCACAGGATTTATCACCAATACAGTGGAAAATGTACGATATACTTAAGAAAAACTCAAAATATGTTATACTAGCAGGCGATGATGATCAAGCTATTTATGGCTGGGCTGGTGCAGATGTTAAACGATTTCAAGACGAACCAGCTAAAGACATAATCTTGCCACAATCTTACAGGGTGCCGATGCGAGTACAACACATAGCTCACCAAATACTAGATAGAATACCAGATGAAAGAAAAATAATGAAAATGTGGGCACCGCGTCCGGAATCAGGGACCGCGAATCATATAACTTCTATTGAAGATGCACCACTTCATAATGGTGATTGGTTAATACTTGCAAGAACAAATGATAAATTAATTAAATTAAAATCTACATTAAAAGATATGGCTATTTACTTTGAAATAAAAGGCAGAAAGAGCTATAAGACAAGATTGTATACAGCTATTAAAAATTATACGAGATGGACTAATGGAGATAAACTATCTCTATCAGAATGCAAAGACCTACTAGAATTTTTAGAAGAAGACATAGAATTAAAAGAAGAAAGAATGTACGACTTGTATGAGTTTGGTTATGTAAGAACACAAGAATGGTATGAAGTTTTTAAAACAGATCCAGAAGAAAGTTTATACATAAGAGAAATGTTAAGACTCAAAGAAGAATTATCTAAACCTGCAAGAGTAAAATTATCTACAATACATGCGGCAAAGGGTGGTGAAGCAACAAATGTTTTATTAATTTTAGATAATACAAAAAAAATAAGAGACGCAATAGAAAGAAGTCAAGACAAGTACGACGAAGAACAAAGAGTTTGGTATGTGGGTGTAACGCGTACAAAACAAAACTTATACATACTAACAGCTAAACATGAGGACAAAGGTTATGACATCGAAAGTTTGGGATAAGCAGCACGGCGGGAAACATTATCAAAAATACAAAATTCAACCAAGCAAATTTGTAGTTGAGAATGAGTTGTTATATCCCGAGGGTTGTGCTATAAAATATATAATACGACATCGAGATAAAGGAAAAAAACAAGACTTGGATAAAGCAATACATTTTATAGAAATGATAATCGAAAGGGACTATGGAACCAAATAATCATATACCTCATTACATGGGGTTATTCACATGTTTATTAATTCTTTGTTATTTAATGTTATGAAGATACCTACATTTAGCGCACAAACAGAATGGGTAATACCCACAGAATTTCCAGACCTGAGACAGGTAGATGAAATTGCAATTGACTTAGAAACTAGAGACCCAGATTTAATAAAGATGGGTTCGGGATCTATTATTGGTAATGGAGAAGTTATAGGAATAGCTGTAGCTACTGCACATTACAAAGGATACTTTCCTATTGCACACGAAGGCGGTGGCAACATGGATCGTAAAAAAGTTTTAGAATGGTTTCAAGATATTCTTAAAACAGAATCAACTAAAATATTTCACAATGCAATGTACGATGTATGTTGGATCAAAGCTATGGGCCTAACTATAAATGGTATGATTGTTGATACAATGATAGCCGCAGCTGTGACTGATGAAAATAGATTTAGATATGATCTTAATAGTTTATCATGGAAGTATTTAGGTTTTGGTAAGAACGAAGCTGCACTTGCAGAAGCAGCAGCTGAATGGGGTATAGACCCTAAATCCGAAATGTATAAACTACCTTCACTAAATGTTGGTAGCTATGCTGAAAGAGATGCTGAAGCAACATATGGTTTGTGGCAAGAGATGAAGAAAGAAATTATATCGCAAGACTTAGAATCTGTTTTTAATTTAGAAACAGATTTATTTCCTTGTCTTGTTGACATGAGATTTAAGGGTGTAAGAGTAGATGTAGAAGCAGCACACACATTAAAGAAAAATTTAATTAATGAAGAGAATGAATTACTAAATGCAATAGAAAAAGAAACTAATGTAAGACCACAGATTTGGGCCGCAAGTAGTATAGCACAAGTGTTTGAAAATTTAAAAATAGAGTTTGATAGAACAGAAAAAACACAAGCACCAAGTTTTACAAAAAACTTTTTACAAGAACACAAACACCCTGTTGTTAATATGATTGCAAAGGCAAGAGAAGTTAACAAAGCACACACAACTTTTATAGATTCTATTCTACGATACGAACACAAAGGTAGAATACATGCAGAGATAAACCAATTAAGAAATGCAGGTGGTGGCACAGTAACAGGTAGGTTCTCTTACCAGAATCCAAACCTACAACAAATTCCAGCACGTAACAAAGACTTAGGACCTAAGATAAGGTCGTTATTTATACCCGAGGAGGGCCATAGATGGGGTTGTTTTGACTATTCTCAGCAAGAGCCTAGGCTGGTAGTGCATTATGCAGCTTTATACAAATTACCATCTGTTTATGATGTAGTAGACGCATACAACAATGATGCTAACTCAGACTTTCACCAGACAGTAGCAGACATGGCAGAGATACCTAGATCACAAGCTAAGACAATTAACTTAGGATTATTTTATGGTATGGGTAAAGCTAAACTACAGGCAGAGCTAGGTGTTAGTAAAGACAAAGCTGCAGAATTATTTAATACGTATCATGGTAAGGTACCGTTTGTAAAACAGCTTATGGAAAAAGCATCTAACAGAGCACAAGACCGTGGACAAATCCGTACATTGCTGGGACGACTATGCAGGTTTCATCTATGGGAACCTAATAGTTTTGGTATGCATAAAGCTATGTCTCACGAAGATGCATTGGCAGAACATGGACCAGGGATCAAAAGAGCGTACACATACAAAGCATTAAATAAATTAATACAAGGTAGTGCAGCTGACATGACAAAAAAATCTATGTTAGAATTATACAAAGAAGGAATTGTAGCACACATACAAATACATGATGAGTTATGTCTATCAATAGAAAATGACGCACAGGCAAAAAAAGTAATTGAGATTATGGAACAAGCTGTTAATTTAGAAGTTCCAAACAAGGTAGACTACGAACACGGTAAAAACTGGGGGAGTATAAATGACTAATGGCTTATCTTAATGCAAACATACCAATCATAGAGTGT